AAGGAACAAGTAACATGAACCAAGTAGCAACAAAAAAAGAAGGAGCATTAGCAACATTTGATATGGAAGCTGATGCAGCACAAGGAGCCCAGAATATATCGCAGGAAGATCTTGCGTTACCTTTCTTAAAAATTTTGGGTCAGCTATCACCGGAAGTTAATAAACGTGATGGCAAATATGTTGAGGGCGCAGAACCTGGCAAAATAATCAACACTGTTACAAATGCATTGTACGATGAAATTAATGTCGTACCATGTCACTACAAAAGACAGTATATTGAATGGGCAGACAGAGGCACTAGTACAGGTGCACCTGTAGCTATTCATGATGCTGATAGTGCTATCGTTGGTACTACCACTAGAGGTAAAGACTACAAAGATAGATTACCAAATGGTAACTACCTTGATAACACTGCAAGTCATTTTGTATTGACAGTAGGAGAAAATCCATCAACAGCATTGATATCTATGAAATCTACTCAATTAAAAGTTAGTAGAAAATGGAACTCAATGATGATGGGTTTAAAAATGCAAGGGAAAAATGGTTTGTTTACTCCGCCAACTTACAGCCACATTTATAAACTATCAACCGTTCAGATGTCTAACGATAAAGGAACATGGTTTGGTTGGGATGTGTCCAAGATTGGTCCAGTCACAGATAAGGGAATCTATGACATGGCTAAATCTTTTGCAGAATCTGTAGGTAAAGGTGAAGTAGAGGCTAAACACGGTACAGAAGAAAAATCTGAATCGTCTCCATACTAAACGTATCCTAGGTAGTGGGCGTCTAAGCGAGAGTGGAAACGCCCACTTAACATTTTATGATAGAAAAATTTAGAAAGATTTTCGCAGGTCTTGAGGAGAGATTTGGTTATCATCAAATAGATACAAGTATTGGTGATGGTAAAAAATCTGGAACCTCTTTTACTTCTTCTTATGCTCACACAGAAGAGATGTGGAAAGCACATTTAGAAGGTACAAAATTTGAAGTTAAAACTAAAAACAAAACTATTCAAGCGGATAGTTTAGGACTATGTCCTATAAGAAGTGATAGCACTTGTATGTGGGGTGCGATAGATTTAGATGAATATAAACCAAACGTAGAAGAATTATTTAAAAAAATAAAAAGTATAAATGTACCTTTTATACCTTTCAAGTCCAAAAGTGGGGGCATACATGTTTACATATTTTTAACAGAGGCTGTCCCTGCTTTGTTGTTAAGAGAAAAATTACATACAATAAAAAATATATTTGGTGATTGTAAACCAGATAAAATATTTCCAGTTCAAAAATATTTAAATTTAGAAAAAGGATCTGCAGGTAGTTGGATCAACTTACCATACTACAACGCTAAAAGCACAGAACGATATATGATAAAGGAGGATGGCACCGCCGCCACGATCGAAGAATTCTTTGAACACTACGAAAGAAATAAAGTTACTCCTGCACAATTAAAAAAATTAAAATCAAATATAGATGAAGGTGACTCTGGAGATTGGTTTCAAGATGGTCCTCCTTGTATGCAAGCATTAGCTAAATTTGGTGTGCCTAAAAGTCAAAGAAATGAAGTTCTTCTAGATATGACAAAGTATATAAAATTAAGATATCCGGAAGAGTGGCAAGATAAAACATTAGACTATAACAAAAAATTTTTTGAACCGATTGGAAAAGGAATGAGTTATAGTGAAGTTAATAATGTAATAGGTTCTAGAGATAAGAAAGATTATAAATATAGATGTGATCAAGATTGGTTGAAAACATATTGTAATAGAGAAGAATGTGTAAAAAGAAAATTAGGTATTGGTGGTGGAATAGATAATGAATTAGTATTAGGACCTTTATCTTTTGTAACTTCAAGTCCAAAAATATGGTACTTAGGATTTAACGGGGATGAAGTAAGATTGTATTCAAAAGAATTAGTTAAACAAGATTTAGCGAGAGAAGCAGCAACAGAACAAACGGGTAAGACTCCACCAAAAATAAAAAACTGGGACTTGCAAATAAGAACATTACAACAAAAAGCTACACCAATAGATGCACCAGAAGAAAGTTTACCAGAGTTTAAATTAAAATCTCATTTAGAAGATTTTTGTTTTAATCTTAGAATTACAAAAGATAGAAAACAAATTGTAATGGGTAGACCTTTTAGTGATGGTAATGGTAAACGTAAATTTATATTTGATGGATTTTACAAACATCTACAAATGGAAGAGTGGAAGTTATCTGTAGATTTAACACACCAAATGTTACAAAAATGTAAAGGCATTGGTAGAGAAAAATTTCATATAAAAGAGGGTGTTAAGAAATGGGTATATGTTTTAGACGAAGCTGCTTTTGGCAGAGAGCCAGAAGTAGAACAAGATATTTTAAACTTTAAATCAGAAAGACAAGAGAATGACTACTAAGATAGATAGATTTTATAAAAGACGTTACAAGATATTAGGTGGACCTGGTTGTGGTAAAACAACTGAAATCTTAAAAATGTTAAAAAGAAACTTTGAGGCAGGAATGCATTTTGATCAAGTTTTAATGATAGGTTTTGCAAAAGCTACTGTAGAAAATTTACAAGATAGAGCAATTCATGACAAAACATTATCTTTATTTTTAACTGAAAAGCAAGCAGAGTCTATAAAAACAATACATAAGTTTTGTAAAGATCACTTAAATCAATTTGAAATATTTAATGAAAGTGCAAAGAAAACTTTTAAAGGTTTGATAAAAACAGATCCAGATAACTGGCCTAAGATAGCAGACACTAACTATGATGGCACTGATGAAGTTGCGGTAGGTTGGAGTGAAGAGCACGATAAAAAGTTTGGAGCCATTATGAATCTTATAGGTTTAGCAAAACATTCTTTAGGTTTTGAGAAAGCTATAAAAGTAAATGGTCAATACAAAATAGAAAAAGATCCATTACAAAGAATATTTCATTTTTATGATGAAGACGCTAGTTATTCTAGAGTTAGATATAAAAGACCTGAGATAAGTTATGTATTTAAAAATTTTACAAAATTTAAAGATCACTACCAGATGATAGACTTTGACGATATGTTAGAAAAAGCTTTAGCAAAAAACATAGAATTTAAACCATACAAACTTGTGTTAGTAGATGAAGCACAAGACTTATCTAAACTAGAATGGCAAGTAATATCAAAGATAGCTAGAAATACTGAAGAGTTGGTTCTTGTAGGAGATGATGATCAATCTATTTATGGATGGAAAGGATCTGATGCTAGAATATTTCAAAAGTGGCCATGTAAAAAAGAATGTGTACGATCTTTACCTAAAACATATAGATTACCTCCTGCCATATATAAAGTTGTAATGAAAATACAGGGGCAGATACAAAACAGATTAGGTACAAAATTTGAATGTGATCCAACAAAAGAAGGTAGTTTTGGTTTTATTGATTCACTAAGACTTTTAGGAAACAGTATTGATTCAAAATCAGACGTAATAATGTGCGCTAGAACAAATGCGATTGCACATAAATTTAAACAATTTTGTATAGATTACGGTCTTATATTTAAAGAAAAAAACTATGCTCACGATAGAGGCACTTCTTTTAAAACTATTTTTGATCAAGAAGATAGAAAACAATTAATACAAGCTTGGGATACTTTAAAATCAGGTGGAGTTATACAAGGTAAACAATATTTAAAAATGGTTAAAAAATTAGCACCTGGTTTAATAGAGTATGGAAAAAAAGGAGCTTTAGAACACGCTGATACACAACCACCAGAATTACAAGATCCAGATTTATATTTAAGTTTTGAAGATATAAGAGACAAATATTATTTTAAAGGTGATTCAAAATTAGAGTGGTTTGAAGTTTTAAGATTTGAAACAAGTAGTGAGTTATTTAGAGACAATGATCATTTAAATGCTTATTTAAAACATTGTTGGGAGAGAGATAATAATTTGGAGAGTAATATAAAAATTGCACCTATTCATTCCGTAAAAGGTATGGAGGCTGACATAGTAGTTGTAGATTCTAATTGGGGACCAAACTCTTTAAAATCTTACAATAGTGGTAGTCGAAAACAAGAAGATGAGGAAACCAGAGTATCGTATGTTGCAACATCAAGACCAAGAAAAGTTTTGATGATATATCAACATAGTACAAAAAATGTGTTTCCATTATTAACAAGACAATTTTTACGATGAAAAGGAGTAAACAAATGACAAATAAAGATATGTTAGAGGACGCTTTTCCTCAAGACAAACAAATCGGAGGATCACATTATAAATTTTTTCCGATTCAACCCTACGAATTTATTTCAAAGAATGGTCTCACGTTTTTTCAAGGAAACGTTGTGAAATATGTTTGTAGATATATTGAAAAAGATAAGATAAAAGACTTAGAAAAAATAATTCACTATTGTGAATTAGAAATAAAAAGACTGAAAGATGAGAAGTAAACCAATAACAAAAGAAATAAAAGTAAGTAAATATAAATTTAAAGTGGAGATATATCCTAGTCTAGTTAGTTGGGAAATATTTCCGCATGGATATGAAGCGTCTTTATATGCGTTTAGTAATAAAGAAAAACTAAATAAATTAATAGAAGAGAAATATATCTTTGAACAAAAAGGAAATAATGAAAACACTATTTAAACAACACACAGATTGGGTGCAGCCTGATCACTTTCCAGACCTATCAAAGTATGATGAGATCTCGATTGATTTAGAAACAAAAGATCCTGATTTAAAAACAAGAGGATCTTCATCAACAAGAAACGAAGGAGACGTGGTTGGTATAGCTATCGCTGTAAAAGATTGGGCTGGATATTATCCAATAGCTCATGAAGCAGGACCTAACATGAATAGAAAACAAGTTCTTGACTGGTTTGCAGGTGTTTTAAAAACAGACACATTAAAAATATTTCATAACGCTATCTACGATATGTGTTGGATACATAGACTAGGGCTCACGGTTCACGGAACAGTTGTAGATACAATGGTGGTTGCATCTTTAGTTGATGAAAATAGATTTAGATATGACTTAAACTCTGTTGCAAATGATTATGTTGGCATAGGTAAAAATGAGACTGCATTAAAAGAAGCTGCAAAAGAATGGGGTGTTGATCCTAAAGCAGAAATGTACAAATTACCTGCAATGTATGTAGGTGAGTATGCTGAACAAGATGCTGAAATAACTTTAGCTTTGTGGCAAGAATTTAAAAAAGAAATAAACTCACAAGATTTACACGCAATTGTAGATTTAGAACAACAAGTATTTCCATGTTTATTAGATATGAAATTAAAAGGTGTCAGAGTGGACGAAGATCAAATTGAAAAAGTAGAATCTACCTTACAAAAAAATTATGATTCTTATATGAAAAGAGTTTATGAAGAGATAGGTTTTTATCCTGAAGTATGGGCTGCAGCTAGTATTGAAAAAGCATGTATTGCTAGAAATATAAATGATTTTGATAGAACAGCTAAAACAGGTAAACCCTCTTTTACAAAGAATTATTTAAAAAATCACAAAGACCCTGTGTTAAGAGCAATCAATAGTGCTAGAGAGGCTGACAAGTTAAGAAATACTTTCGTAGATTCTTTAAAAAAGTTTGTCTACAATGGTAGAATACACTCTGACATACATCAATTAAAAGGAGACTTTGGAGGCACTGTAACAGGTAGGTTGTCTTACTCTAATCCAAACTTACAGCAGATTCCAAATTACACAGATATAGGTAATGGAGTTAGAGCTATATTTGTGCCCGAGAAGGGCCATAGATGGGGTTGTTTTGACTATTCTCAACAAGAACCTAGGTTGGTAGTGCATTTTGCTTTAAGCACACCAGGGGTCCTTGGAGTGGCTTCTATTGCAGAACAGTATGATGAGGGAAAAGCAGACTTTCATAAAATTGTAGCTGATATAGCAGATATTAGTAGATCTGAAGCTAAAACAATTAATCTTGGTTTGTTTTATGGTATGGGTAAAGCTAAGTTAGCAAATTCACTTGGTTATAATGATGCAGACGCACAAGAAGTGTTAGATAAATATCATAGAAGAGTTCCATTTGTAAAACAATTAATACAACAAGTTATGAATAGAGCACAAGATTCTGGTAAAATAAGAACTTTACTTGGTCGTAGATGTAGATTTAATTTGTGGGAACCAAATTACTTTGGTGTGCATAAACCTTTGAAGCATGAAGATGCAATCAAGGAACACGGACCAGGGATTAGAAGAGCTTTTACATACAAAGCTTTAAATAAATTAATACAAGGATCAGCTGCTGACATGACAAAGAAAACAATGGTTGATTTAAGAGCTGAGGGTATAACACCTTTAATACAATTGCACGATGAGTTAGATATATCTGTAGAGTCTCCAGAACAAGCTACAAAAATAAAAGAAATCATGGAAGATTGTGTTGAGCTAAAAGTGCCTAATAAAGTAGATTATGAAGTAGGAGATAACTGGGGCGATATATCCGACGAACCTGATGACATGTTTTAAAAAAAGTGTATAAATAATGAATGGCTTATTTGAATGTAAACATACCACCGACTTACGCACAAATAAAAAGGGAGTATCTTTATGATCTTAAAAAACATAGGGGAG